TCTTTAGTGTTTCTGCTTTCTAATAATGAAACTCGGTCGATAAATTTCTTGATATGAATCATATCAAGTATTTATAGCAGTTTTAGCCTCTTCTTCAGTTTTAAATGGACCTCGATAGGAATAACGTTGAATGAAAATATACTTAGGACAAAATTCAACGATGTCTGTACCAGATTGATTAATCACAAACCAGCCAGCAACATGATAACACTTGCTTTTTTCGGTCTGAGTGAATAGATGCAATTTCCGTGGTACGTCTAAAACTGAATTGTAAACATTTTCTGGGGTAGGATATTCAAGGTAAGGTAAAGAAAGAGGTTTCTTATTAGTTTTGATAGGTTCAAATCTAATTTTGGTCTTGGTCTGAATTTCATCTACTTTGGTAAAGTGTGTCAACTCACCGTGTAATTTTACTTCAAACCCAGATCCGTCGGCAATCACGTTGCCTACTTTATTTACGCCGTCTGTAACTACCCAATATTGATCTTTAATAATTGGTTTGGCAATAAGTGTCATGTGTTCTCCTTTAAAAATATTTTGAATAAATCTTTCTTATGTTGAAGAGTCGTTTCATTCTTTAAGAACTCCAGCATAACGGGAATTTAACCATCGTCCATAGTATTCTGCTTGTTCGTTGATCTTGTTCAGTTCATATTTTGCACAAAAACGCATCAAATGAATACCTACTTGAGGTATAATTGCTACTCTAAGTTTATCTCTGATAGATTGATCTATCTCACTTTTAATATCATCTGGTTGTGCGCTCAGATCAATCAGTTTTCGATTACGTTCGTAATCTTCTTTGACTTTGTGTTCTTTGCCTTCATGATCTAACCATTTCTGAAGCATTAGATTGTTCCAATTAAAACCTTGCTTTTCGCGATCTTCCCAGGCTTCAATTAGCCCTACTTTGTTTTTAGTTCCCTTTGTTCGAACGCCAGGATAAGCAGAAAATACATTATCCCCGCTGTCCCCGCGCATGCACTTTTCGAACAGAATAAATCGAGGATCGTTTAGTTTTTTGTGCTCGTTGGTTTTCTTATCAAGCACTGACTTACCCTTATCGTCAAAATATCCATCAAGGGTAATTAACTGATTGGTGACGCCGTTATATTGTTGCACATTTGGAGCAATCAACTGAACAAAGTCAGTGTCGCTAGAAATAATATAGTGATGATCACCTGGATGAAGATGAATAAATCTGGCAATCAAATCATCTGCCTCAGCCTTCTGATATTGCAGAATCGAGCAATTGGTGCGTTCACGTAGATACTCAGCAAAGGCATCATACGTTTCCCAGAAGAGTTTGTTTTCTTCTGCTTCTTCCTCAGTCATTGCAGCCTCCGCAAGTTTGCGATGGGCTTTGTACGGTGTATAAATGTCCTTGCGCCAGCTTCGGCCTTCCAGACAAAAAACAACGTGATCGATCTTGAAATTTCGAACTACGAAATTTACAGAAGACATGGTCAAATGAAGGGCCATCCCAACCTTTTCCCAAGCAGTAGAGTTCTTGCTTGCGATATGTCTGGCTCTAAAAAACGTGTTTGCGAGATCGATTAATGCGTATTGCATAATTTACCTATACTGTGTTTATCAGCATAGTATAACACAACTATTATTGGTGTCAAGCTAAACTTAGCTTACTTCAGTACGGCCGTTTCCAATATCTTTGGATCTAATTACTCGCATATCAGATGCTCTATTTTCCGGGTCTGCTTGCTGTTGTTCGTACAATTCAAGTGCTACGTTACGGCAGATAGTCTGATACCAGCGTTCTACAATATCTTGATCAGTATCGTCTGATCTAATTTTATAGCCAGCTTTGATTAGATTTACTACGAATTTTTCATTCCAATCCATTTCGAAGGAACCGCTTGCCATGCTAGGATCCTGAGTATCTATGTCTACTTTTAGAATAGCAATATATGGGTCGCCATTCGCGGTAGCTTGTTCTTTGACAGACAGTTCAGTAGTTTTGGATTTTTTGTTTTTCTTCGACTTTTTGTCAGTATTAGATGAACGCTTTCGCTTTTTTACGGGCGCGGCCTTTACTTCAGATTCTGTAACGGCAGTGTCTGAAACAGGAGGTTCAACCGCTTTAGTAGATGATTTTAGCCAGTTTTTAAGATTATTGAGCATATAGCTAATTATGCTGAATTCTTGCTGTCTAAATTTTTATACATATCTGCCAGCGGAAAACTTGCCAGATTTTTAGCTTTTGACTCTACCATCAAATCAGCCCACTGCCAATGAGTGTAGGCCCAGTTATTAACTGCGTTGTTCCACATGTAATTGCTATGCGCTCGCAGCTTTTGTTTGTTAATTCCTCGACCGGTCAGAGTTGCGTGGCAGGGCAGCGTATTCGGGCAGTGATCTGGCAGCACATCCTCGCGAGTAACACTGAAGTGAACAACTGGACGTACACCGCGCCAGCTGTCCACAATCTGGGTAATTCTGGGATCAGTAGACTGAATATATTCGCCAGTCTTCACGAAATGATGATGAATGTCCAAGACTGTTGGCGCAAGATCAGCAAGCTCCAAACAAACATCCAGCCCGTGAGAGATCTCGTCATTTTCCAAGGTAATCATATTCCTGGCTTCGGGTGAGAGCCTGCCCCACATCTCACGCATGCCTTGCGCACCACGCCTACCTGAAACGTGTACATTGAGCTTAAGATCTTGAAATTGCATGCCGTAGCCCATCCAGCGAGCCATGTTTACATGATACTCAAATTCCTCGATGCTTTTGTTCACGATATCGGGACTATCGCTAGCAAGAACGGTAAACCCACCAGGATGAAAACTAAGGCGCACATCCCTATTACGAGCCAGTCTTCCCACATCGGCAAAATGCTTCTCTGCATACTGTCGTACATCAGATAACTGCCAAAAATAACACCAACTAGACTCAGTATAGACAGGTAAAAGATCGCTTGACAGACGAACCATTCTACGGTGATCGTTTTCTTCTCCTATCCTTTCGATAAGTCTGCGAGCAGATTCAATATTGTGAACCATAATATCCCACAGACGCTGTTCTGCCACCGCTTTAGACTGTCGATTCAGCCAAGCGACAGTGGTGGTTTTAGTATTCAGTTCTGGTACTGAGGCAACTTGCCCTTTCGAGTCCAGCTCGGAAAACTTACAAGCAAAGCCAATTCGTTTGATATTTGACATAAATAGTTAATAGTGACGATAAGATAAATACAATAGAACAATTTTTATCGTTTGTCAAGGACTTTATTATGGATTTTAGAACATTAATTAACAAGCTTTTTGAAGATGTGAGTGATGACCCATTTAATGGCAATCTTCCTCCTAAGATAAAAGTCATGTCTCTTCAAGACTTTGTTCAAGACGAAACAGTTGAGACGGACGCAATAACCGAGGATCCTGACAAATTTTTAGGCGCTTCCCTACGAAAGCTTTCCAACGATGAGCTTAAAAGCTATCTTGACAGAGTTATTACAAAAGAAAAAGAGCCCACTGACAAATATAAGCTTCCCTATATTCATCGTGGCTCGGTAATTCCCATAGTCGATAAGAATAATAATGAGTACGATTTAGACGCATTGAGAAGATTGTTTACCCAACGTCCAGATAAGATCCTAAAACAAAACGAAAAGATGAAGCACAGCGATGGTTCTACCAGCGTTTTCTATAATGTTGGACTGCCTGCATTACTAGGGCTGGCAGTTGATGAAAAATCTGGTGAATTTTACGTAGTTGACACCTGTCCTGGCGCCGGCAGTTGCAAGATTGTTTGCTTTGCTAAAAAAGGCGGTTATGTTCAATGGGAAGCCAGTTCTCTTTCTCAAACTCGTCTATTGAACTACTTGCTTAATGACCCAGATGGATTTATGAGTCAGCTTAAAAAGGAAGTAAAACAAGCTGTGGAAAAGAATACCAAGAAAAAGAATGATGTGTACATCAGATGGCATGATGCAGGAGATTTCTTCTCACCAGCATACGTGAACAAAGCATTCGACTTAGCTAGAGAAATACCCGATGC